GCCCCACATTTCCTTTTTGACGATCGACTGGAGATAGGATTCGAGCGGCGCATACAACAATAACGCCTTAGATTGTGGACGTAATTTCAGCGCTGGATGTAGCGGGACAAAACCTTCTGGAGTCAGGGACAAGAGGTTCTGGAGCACTGAATTAGCGCGATGAACCATGACAATGTACTTTATTCGTGCCTATTGCGATTAGCCTGTCGGGGTCGACCGTCAGAAACTGTGTGGGTTGATCATATGCGCCCAGCGCAAGAACCCTGTCTTCCTTTTCTAAGCTGATGGAGTCGATTTTCATCCATCCCAGCCCCTCGATGTGGGCATAGGTTTCCGATCCATCTTCTCCAAAATTGTCGTGGGCCATGCCAACCATTGCGTAGACGGTATTTATATCATTCATATTTCAGCTCCGATCTCGCAAGCGACTCATCATCAGTTGCTTATGATCAATTCCTTTGCCGGTGTCACGTTCCCACTGACCCTGTAGTTCAGATCAACCTCCTCAATATCGAAGCCGGCGAACAGCTCGCGGATCTCGGGCACCGCATTTATCGAGAGAACGAACCGTCCCTGGATGGCCGCTAAGAGGTTTCTCAGAACTGTAAAATCACCCTCTGAGAAGATGTTTTTGCCATAGTCATCGGTGCAGCCCCAATAGGGCGGATCGAGATAGAAGAGCGTGCCCGGTCGGCTGTCATATTTGGTGATCAGCTCAGCATAGTCCATACATTCAATGATCACCGATGCCAGACGCTCATGGACATCCTGCAGCATTGATTCCAGCTTGGTCAGGTTGAAGCGCGCACCGGCATTGAAGTCGATACCCATACTGCGGCCCATGCCGCCAAAACCCATGCGCTGGAGATAAAGGAATCGAGCCGAACGCTCCAGATCGGTCAGAGTATCCGGATTGCTGGCCTTCAGCCGTTCAAATTCAGCTCGGCCGGCGAGCTGGTATTTCAGCGTTTCCATAAACTGGGGAAAGTGCCGTTGCAGTATGCGGAAAAGCGTGGTCACATCCTTTGAAATGTCATTGATCACTTCCATTTTGGGTCTCAGATTGCGCCTGAAAAATGGTCCGCCCATGCCGACAAAAACCTCGACATATCGGACATGATCAATCGCGTTGAACCGCTCGACCAGCCGACCGGCCAGAGCGCGCTTGCCACCCAGATAAGGGGCTACCGGTTTCGCCGGATTTGCCGGTGTCATTTTGCTCGACTCTTCATTCATCTTTGCCTCCAAAAGCGTTAGAAAAACTTCTCAGACTATCCCCATATCCCGGTCGAAATCAGTTTTGAGAACAGCCCACGCGACCGCTGCAGCCATGCTGGAAACTCCGTTACCGACGCCGCGCAATTGGTCCATCCTTTCGGCCAGCCCATTGTCCGTTCGAAGAACAGCGGGTTGGAGATCAGGTTCGCCAGCCAGTAGCTTTTGCCACCCATCAAGCTCATCCGGATTGGGTGAGAAAATGCCTTCCGCGCCCCGAATTTCTGGCATCCTAACGACTGCAAGACCATCCAGACCATCGTCCATATTTGCGTCGCGCGGCTCAGCGAATATTGGCCGCAGCTGTTGACTGGGAGGAATTCCGGCTGGCGCAGATGCAGGCACTGATCGGCAATCAGCACGCTCGGCAGATATCCCGCATCGGATGCGGTCGGCGTGGGCCAATATGAATATCCGGCGACGCCGATGGCTTGCACCAGTTTCAGCCGCCGAGAACAGTCCCGCTTTGCAGCGATACCCCATTTTTTGTAGCCCCGTACCGACTTGGGGCAGTCCCATATCGACATGCCCTTCGACATTTTCGCAGAAGATCCATTCGGGCGCGAGCTCACGCGCAATTCGCGCGACTTCCGGCCAAAGGTGGCGGGGATCTGTTCTGCCCTTTCGGTTGCCGGCAACGCTGAACGGCTGGCATGGATATCCGGCAGACAGGAGATGAACCTTTCCGCGCCATGCACCGCCGTCGAAGGATTTGAGATCGTCCCAAACAGGTGCCTGAGCCAGGGCCTCGTCTGCCATCCGCGCCACGAGAGCAGCCGCTGCATGGGCTTCCCGCTCGACGTAACAAACAGTGCGATATCGGGGTTCCGCGATATGCAATCCGAGATCAAGCCCGCCGTAACCGGCACAAAGGGAGATGCCGCGAAAGTCTTCGACTTCTGGTCGAAAATTGGAATATAGAGCCACAAAATCATTTTCCCGGTGCCGCTCGATGGCTGGTCTGGTCCGGGCTCAATGGCCTCAATATATTGATGCAACCGCAGCGCCGACATTTAATCTCTATATCGTCGGCAATGGCGTTACGGCTCGCTTTTAGCAGCAATGCCCGACATTGGCCACACCGCAACTCTTCTTTCATCTTTGCATCCCATAATCTTCCTCGCCGGGCGTCCGGTGAGGGAATTGACGGTGGCTGCAGCCACCCGAGATGCAGGGTCTGATCCTGCGGTGACGGGCGTTAGCGCGCCCGTTGCCTCCCTTCCTGTCAGGAGGCGGCGTAGAACTGGATGCCGGAGAGACTGGTGAAGAACATATTCGATGCAGCCACCTCCACGTCACCATCGGCATGGATATTCCACCGGCTCAACCCGCCAGCCGAATAGCCGCAAAAAATGAGATCCTTATCCGGCCGGAAACCGGACGGCAGTGTGAAGATCACCCCGTCATTCGATGCCATAAGATTTTGCATGGCGCCTTCGATCGTCACCAGACCGGACTGGTCGATGCGATAGCGCGGATTTTGCCAATCCCCGCCGAGACCTTCCCAGTCGAGGTTCAATGACGGGACTTGCCATGCGCCGGGTGCTTCCGCCACCCAGTCTGCACCGTCAAAAATATAGGTCATCCCATCGGCCTGGTTAAATGCCCGCCAGCCTTGATGCGGGGTGACATATATCCACCCGTCATAATAGCCGGCGAGCAGGGTCTCCTGCCCCTCCCACGCGCCCGTCGCGGTGTCGCCGCCGATAATGTAAAGGTCGCCGTTCGCAGGCGATCCGGGCGGCGTGAAGTCGATGGCGATCACGCTGGTCTGCGTAGTGATATCGAGAAGGTTCAGCGCATCATTATGCGTGATTTCCTTCTGCGCCTGTGACTGTGCAATATAGGGCAAATTCAACCTTGGACTGTTCATAATATGACCTCCTTCGGCAGTCCGCGACCAACGCGGCTGCTCATCTGATAGATTCGCACTGAAATGGATGGTTGAACGCTGCCGAAGTCCGCCGTCTGATCGGCGGCGCTGTAGAAGAATTCCGGACTGGAGACTGCAATCGTCCGCACCACGGCGACGCCGTTCATGATGTCGACCTGATAGACCTCTTCGGTCTCGCCCAGTGGCGCGTCAATATGGTCAAGCCACTGTGCATCAAGCCGGGACCGGCGAATGAACCTGCCCGTCAGATCTCCGCTGCTGTCTCGACTGCCCTTCACATGGACCACCGAATAGGGCTGGAGAGCGCGCGCCGTGTAGGTGAACACCTGCGTCGGTGCGTCGGCCAGCAATGTGCCGACCGAAACCGCCCGATATTGCCGGGTCGCGCCCAGCTCGCCAATCGGAAGCTCCTGCCGGACGACACCCGCCAGACCGGAAAGCAAGACGAAACGCTCACCGGGAGCATGCCCGGCGATCTTGTCCTCGGTGCCCTTGCGGCCGCGTAGCAGGCCGGACAGCTCATAGGTTCCCGGTGCCACCAGCGTCGCGGTCTGGAATTGCACAATTTCGTCGCCGATCAGACAGCCATTTGCCCCATTGAGCAGCTGCAGCTCGGACACGCTTTCCAGCGCGTCAGCCGAACTCAGCAGCTCGACAGTGATCGTGTTGGCTCGATCCCAATATTCGGCCGACGCCGCGCCCAGCGCCTCCGCGATCGTCCCGATGACGGCTCCGTCCGTCAGGTCTGTGAGCGAATCGTAGTTTGTGCCTCCGTCGAGTGAACGGTACAGCACTGCCCCGCGCCAGCCTTGCGAAGCGCCATTGGCGACAACATAGATGCTGGAGCTATCGTCCCCGTCGCGCAGAATTGGCAGATCCATCAAATGCGCCACAGTCACGCCCGGCAGATGCACTTCCTGCGAAGGCACCGGTGTGGCAGCGGCAGTGGCGCTCTTCGAAAGCACCGCCGCGCCATCCGTCTCGCATTCCAGATAGATCGACCGCGGCAGCCGGTTTTCCTTCCTAACCACGCGCAAGACGCGATCCTTGCCGTCGGCAAGCTCCGCAACAATTTTGTTGCCCGGCTCGACATGCAGATAATCGATCGGCAGCGACGTGATTACATCATTGCGCCGTAGCCTGGCCATGGACACCATCTGCTCGGCTACGGCCTTGCCCTCACTCGCTTCCAGCACGATTGGCAAATCAACCGAGAGATCGGAATTCGAATTAACCGTTGATCGGCGCGACCGCTGACTGTTGACCTGATAGTCGCGCGCCGGGTCCATGTGCTGGACCGTCACTTGCCTGGGCAATTCGACATCCGAAATGCGCTTCGTCTCATAGGGAGCCGGTCGATCGGTACCAAAGCTGTGCGCGCCGAGATCAGAGGTTGGAGCGCGGGCAACTGGCGTCGCATCGACCGGGAAAAATTGCAGCTCGCCCTCAATCTCTGACATATCAAAGAAAAAGGCGCTGCGCAGCGGCTCCAGCAGACCCCGTATCGTCGCCGCTCGCGCCACCGTATAGCCCCGAAGGTCGAGATAGTCAGCCCGCGCGCTGTCCAGATAGGGAACGCCTGCCTCACTCGCCAGCTCCTCGATGACGGTGGCAACAGTCGCAGAGCTTTGCGCTTCGATCTCGAAAGTGAAATTCGGGATGCGATTGCCGAAATCGGCGAGCTCCAGACGCTCCATCACAACATAGGCCAGGTCGCGATAGGCCGGTGTGTTGGCTGCACCCTCGGCCGCCTGGATCGTCGGATCGGGATTTTGCGTATCGGTGCCGGTGTAGATGCGCAGTGCTTGCGCCTGTTTTTGTACGCCATTTTCATCACGGAAGAGTTTTCCGTCCGCCCAGATGCGCCGGACATTCGCGATCGGTCCCCGGCACAGCCCAATCGCGACATCGACATGATAGCTATAGGTCGTCGATTCCGTCTTGGTGCCACCGCCCTTTCCGCCCTGTTTTTTGGTTGTCTTTGTCTCGATCAATCCGGTCGACCAGATGATATTGCCGCTCACCCTGTTTTCGGCGCCCCAGATGCGCGGTATCGGCTGGCCATAGGAGGAAGTCTGAACGGTAAGATCGCCCAGCCGCGGCCCTTCCGACTTGACGGTGGGCGCAAACAGCGCCTGGTCGATCTGCGATCCAATGAAGCCGCCGATCGACGCGCCGAGCGGTCCTCCAACCGCAAAGCCTACCGCTGTGAGTACGATCGACGCCATCAGGCAACTCCCGGCAGGACATAGGCCGCGATCAGTCGGTCCGCCCATTCCTGGTCGATGCAATGCTCGACCACACGGCGCGCGGGCGCATAGGCGTGCAGCATGCCGATATCGGTTGCGAAGGCGAGATGTTGTGGCTGGCCATCAACCTCTATCAGATACACGTCACCCGGCTGCGCATCCTCCAGGTTAATCCGGCGCATCTGGCTTTCGCAGATATGCTCCAACTCACGGCTATCGGGCCTTCGGCCATATCCGTTCGTATCGAACGCGGAGAGCTCCAGTTCTGCGGCCACACCGACCACCACACCTGCGCAATCAACGCCTATATCCTTCAGCCGCCCCTGATGATGGAACGGCGTGCCAAGCCAGGTGCGCGCCTGGCACACGACATCCTCGCGAACCACGGTCATGCCTTGGGATCCGGATAAGCCGTCACCGCATCCTGGCCAGGCAAATCGGGCTCTGCGCGGAGATTGACGATGTTGTTGAATTTTGCGGAGCAGGTTTCGCGGCGCTTGTCGCACCCGGCATGGATGGTGAACTGATCGCCGATCTCGATATCAGGACCCATCGGTTCCCAAAGCTCGACCCGGCCGTCGCTGGTAAAGGCGCGGACCTCTGTCTTGAGACCGGCGCTGGCACCCGTAGTCCACCACAGCTCGCCATAATCGAACCAGCCATCGTCCTGAACGAGCGCATCGGCATAGAAAATACGATTGTCAGACGTTGCGCCCAGCGATCCGTCATTGAGCGCCGTTACGGTCGCATTGACGGCAAATACCGCGCGATTCACACCGCATTTTGGCGAAAACAGATGCACCCTGCATTCGGCCGAATAGCTGTCGATCACCGGTTGCTGGATACGCTGGCCAAGCCCGCGCAGCTCGACCGTGAAAGCTTGACCTGCCTGGGTGATTGTGCCGGTCCAGCCACGCCGGACAATCGTCTTGGGGATAGTCAGGTCACCCCAATCGACAACGAACATTTCGACTTCGGCATGGTCATAGACGCCAGCGAGCAGCGCATCGGCCGAAATCCCATCGGCATCCATCGCGCCCAGCACCTCGACATCGGCAACCGACATCTCGACATCGGCTGAAAGCTGGGAAGTGGTAAAGCCGTTCGCAGACTCATAGTTCACGCCACCGATCTGCAGCGGCGCGTCAAAGGAAGTATAGCCCTCAACCACGCCGTCCGCACGCGTGATCTTCCAGCAGGTAGCCAGCCGGGTGCAGGGCGGATAGACCTTCCAACTCTGCCGGTCGAACAGCCAGCCGTCGCGCATCACTTGCTCGCGCGACCAGACGAAGACTTCAGCCGGCGTTTCCTGAAAGGCGCGCCAGATCGCCTTGTCGGTCTCTCTCCATATCCAGGTCGTGGACTGCAGTAGGTTGAAGCCAGCGAAATAGTGGATATCGGCCTTCGCATAACCGAGCACGCTGGTGGCCAGCAGCCAGGTTTTCGGCAGGTCGCTTGCACGCTGCTCGATGACCCAGTCATAATCCTCAATCTGGAGCACATCGAACGCTGGCGCCTGCCAGTCGGCCTGCGGGAAATTCAGCGTCCGCAACATGGGCGCGTCGGTCCGCAGAACCTGTGGCGTAAAGATCAGCAGATAGCTGGTGGCATCAGAATAGGTTTCAAGCACCTCGTCGCGCAAATAGCCCGTCGCCACACCAAGCTGGTCGCGACACCATTGAAGATACGGCAGGTGCGCCGGGTCCGGCTGGCCGAAAATCGTTTCGAGGTGCGGCTCGACCGCGAACAGCCCGGTCTCGCTGTTGTAAAGCGTCAGCGTGTCGGCATCGTAAATATAGGGCGCATTATTGCCAAAACTGCCATCCCACCACCATGGCTCGCCAATCTGGAAATGCCGTTCTGCCCCCACCGGAAGCAGCGCCAGCGCCGCCAGAAACACGTCCCGCAAATAGTCCAGCCCATCCTGGCTGGTCGGCCGGATCAGGCCTGAGGGCGGTTCCCAGCCAGTGCGTGCAAGATTTCCCGCATGGTCCCGCTGGTTCCAGGCGGCCGGCATGTACATGCCCAGGATCTCGAAGCTCACCGATATGATGATCTTGAAGCCATCGGCATGAAGCCGGGTGAAAAAGTCGGTGAGCCATTGCTCGGTCGGCGCGTTGAACTTCGGCTTTGCCGGATCGACGGCATATCGACCTTCGCCTGCATCCCACGACAGTGAGTGGAACTTGCTGATACCCATATAGAGCACATTCCAGTCGCGATAACCCAGGGCGTGAACCTGGTCGGCCAGGCGCTCGGGCGTGAAGGGGTAGGCATTGTCAAAGCCATCCGTCATGCGCAATGCATGCGCGTCGAGCGGTGTGGTGCGGATCGGCAGCGTTGCATTGGCACCGGTCACCGTGATGTTCGACAGATCAAGTTGGCCCGGCGTCTCACCGATCTGCGTTGTGCCGTCCTTGACATAATCTTCCGGGTTCAGGCTGATCCAGAGGCGCTTGACATTGCCCCATGGTACGTCAGCATCGGCATCAAAGCCCGCTTTCACCGTGCCGAGTTCCAGCCGGATATGGCAGTCGGTCGGAGTGCCAGACGTGGCGTAGTTCCACAGTCGCACGTTGAAGGTTTCGCCAGCGAACGTCTCGACCACCAGGTTCGGACCCTGCAACAGATCAAGTGCCCGGATGCCGGTCGATAACCAGTCGAACTCCAGCACCGTGCCGCGATAATCCTTGCGCCGCGGATAGCCGAAGATGCCGGCGTCGTTGCGATCCTCGGTATCCCAGATCAGACCCATCAGGTCGCCGTCGAAGCGGAACACCGTCATGACCCGCAGCGCGTTTGGCCCCGTGGTGATCGCGGTTGCCATCATGCTGATCGGGAAGTCCACGGTCCAGTATGCCGGTTCGAACCGCCGGATCGTTGCATTGCCATCGGCTTTTTTCGGATAGGTGACAAATTTGCTCATCGCGCCCGGCTCATTCGCGAATCTCGATGATCGGGATTTCCGGTGCCTGGTAGGCGTCCGGGAAGAGCCAGACAGGCTCCAGCCGGTCGATTTCGAAGCGCGCTGGCACATCGAACTGAAAACCGGCCGTGACGATGACATCCACGGGCGGCGGATCATCAAAGCTAACGAGGCCGGTGTCCAGATCGACTGACCAGCCAGTCTCCTGCTCGATGCCGCCAAGCGCGACCTTCACCGTGTCTTCAACCGGCCGGGTTATCTTTCGCCATTGGGTGACCTCCCCGGACACATAGGCCTTGCGGAGCTGAAAAAACTGCTGGGCGCCGTCGCCGGTACCAAGCAGCTGATCGGTCGCGGCCGGCGCGGCGCCCAGGTCGCCCGATCGATCATCGGTCCAGTCACGAAAACGAAAGCCGCGGGCCTTGCCTGCGCGGCAACGGAAAAAGGCCAGTAAGGTCTCATGATCGCTGCGCATCCGCACACCCGGCGCGACATTGAAGCGCAACCTGCCACCTTCCCAGTTCTGGTTGCGATGCTCGAAACCGCCGCCCGTTTCGGTCACATCGGTACTGAACTCCGGCCCGGCGACACTCTGCCGGGAAATTTCGAGCGGAAAAACTATGTTATCGAACATGGCTTAAATCCCCCGCTGTCCGGAAGCTACAACGCGGGAAAGCGCCGCACCCGCCTGCGCGGCTGAACGCTTCACCTGCTCGGGATTGCTGACCGGGCCGTAGAAATTGATGTTGACCGGCGGCGAGCCACCTGCGCTGCCCGCGCGCAATGACGAATTGGGCAGCACCATCGGTCCACGCGATGTGCCAAATACTGGCTCCGGTCCACGTTCTCCGACAATGCCAAACTGCCCAATGGGGATCAATCCGCCGTTTCCGAAAAAGCCTGCAAAAAGCGATCCCAGCGAACCGCCCAGACCACCCTGCCCAAAGATTGCCGTCTCGAGACCGTTCAGTGCTTCGTGCAGGATGTTCTGAAGCGTGCGCTGGAACATGGACTTGAGCGACTGGAAAAAATTACGCCCTTCAATGGCATCGTGCAGCGCGCCCATTATCCCGCCACCCAGCCGACCACCAAATTCCTCCAGTGCGATTTCGGCATCGCTAGCGATGCGTGGCAGTTCGCCGATAATATCTTTCAGCCCCTCGAGACTGGCCATGGCGACAAGAGACGGATCGCCTACCGTACTGCTCTCCTCAACATGACTTTCGAACCGAAGGTCATTGCGCTCCGCCTCCAGCTTGCGCCGCGCAGCTTCATGGGTTTCCTTTGAAATGGCGCCCACCGCCAGCGCTGCATCCAGTATCGCCAGATCATCGACTATCGCCCGGATTTGCGCCTGTACCGGGAAAAGCCGATCGATCAGACCAGCGACGTCCGACGCCAGTTCCCGGAACGCCTCCTTGGTGTTCCTGGTTGCCCGCTGCGCCGGATCGACCATCAGCTTTTCAAGCTTGGCCATCTCCTCGCCGATACGCTCGACCATATCGGGCACATAGCTGTTGCCAACCACCTTGTCGTACAGATCGAAAAACCATCCGCCGACTGCATCCAGCTTGCCCTCGAGCCAGTTGAACACTGCGCCAAGCTTGTCCTGCAACCACTGTTTTGCGCCAGTATAAAGCGCGCGCAGAGAGGCGACTGCATTGGGTGCCAGTGACGTGAGCATGTCGAGCGTCACCGTAACCATTTTCGACACCGCCGCCTTGGCCGCTTCCCATGCACCGGCAAAATCGCCTTTGAGCAAGGCAGAGATAATCTTGATGATGCCTTCGATCCCGGCACCGAAATAATCGCGGAAAAAATCGGTGATCGCGCGTAGCAGCGGCATCACCTTGTCGAGTACCGGCTTGACATTGGCGTTCCACCATTGCGTTATCGCCGCGGCAACCCGGTCGATAATCGGCTTGATCTTGTCCCAATTTTGCCAGGCAAGATAGATCCCGGCGATCAGCGCCGCCGCCGCCAGCAACACCGGATTGGCGAGCAGGCCAAGCAGCGCCTTGCCGACAAAGCCGATCACCGGTACCAGAAATCCCAGCCCCTTGATCAGCAGACCGAGCGGCCCGATAATCGCGCCGATCCCGCTGGCCATCAGCCCGAAGCCCATCAGCAGCGGTCCCGCCGCCGCCAGTCCCAGCCCGATGCCAAGCACCCATTTTTTTGTGTCCTGGTCAAGCGATCGCAGCCAGCTCACGACATCACTTGCCCCTTCGGTGAAGGCGGGCATGAGTTCCATGATTACTGCCCCGAATTCTTCCTGCATGTCGCCCCAGCTGTTGGCAAGCTGGGTCACACCGCCATCGGCCTTGGCCGCTGCGGCCGCCTGGCCGCCATATTGCCTTTCCAGTTCGGCAAGCATTAGCGCCTGCGCGCCTGCTGTATCGCCCGCCGCGACCATCGCCTTGATCTGGTCTTTTTGCTGCTCGCTGAATGTAATCCCGACGCGGGTAAGTGCAGTCAGGCCGGTTGCCGGATCATTGAGCGCCTTGCCCAGCATGACTGCCGAGCTTTGCAGATCCTGATCGAGCCGTGCCGACAGATCGATCGCCATCTGCTGTGTCCGGGAAAAGACATCATCGCTGATATTACCAAAGGTCAGCAGATTCGCTGTGACCCCGTTCAAAATATCCTCATCGCCGAACAGGCTGTTGTTTTGCAGGTCAGAGGCCATGTCCTGCAGCTGCTGACTGGTAAAGCCCGCCTGATTGCCCATGCTGTCCAGTGCTGCCTCAACCTGTGCCACTGCCTTGGCCTGCTTTCGCGCGCCTCCCACCATCTTGGCTGCTAGGATGCCGAGCGGCGCGGTCAGACCGATCGAGAGGTTCTTGCCCAGCTGCCTGGACTTCTTGCCGACCCGGTCGAATGTCGCGCCAAGCTTCTCGCTCTTCCGCTCCGCCCGCCCGATACCCGCGTCAAGCCCGCTGTCATCAGTGCGCAGTTCGAGAATTGCCTCGCCGAGTTTTTCAGCCATCGTTCGCTCCGGCTTTAACAGCTTTCTCGAAAGGTTCTGAAGCGCCGCTCACGACCCCGATACCCATGGCTTTCAGCGCCACCGCGGTCGCTTTGGTTGCCCGCTGGCGTTGCCGCGGCCGGGCCATGCGTTCCAGTGCGCGGTAATGGCGCTCTCGATCATGCTTTTCGACAGAGCCGATCGCGACCGAATGATCGCTCATCGCATCCAGCCGCTCTTCGGCGTCCAGCTGCGGCATCATGACGGCAAAGGCGCGCACGAGCGCTATCGGCGCTTCGGTGAGCCAGTATCCCGGGTCGCCGCCGTAGAACCGCTGGAGCCGGGCGAGACTGTCTCCCCAGTCGCCTTCGGGACCGCTATCGCCGGTATCAGGCTGTTGATCATCGCTGCCGCCGACCCGGCCTTCTTCCTCAGCAACAGCGCCGTAAAAGCCTGGATGATCTCCAGCCTTTGCATTTCCGACAATTTCGCCCGGACCTTTTTCGGGACCGGCTCCATGATCGTGTCGCTGATCCGTACAAGCAGCTTTTCCAGTTCCTGGTCGCCATCCTCATCGAGCTTGTCACTGGTCATTAGCTCATTCAGCCGCCGCCCGTCAGAAGCAAGCCGCTGGCTGGCCAGGATCGACAGCTCTTCGGGAGAAACCAGTTCCTGGAGTTTGCCGTCGATCCTGACCATGGGCCGTTCGACCAGCGTGGCGATATCCAGCAAGGGTTTTCGTTTATTGTCCATGATCAGGCCAGCGGTGCCTGATGTTGCATGACCAGGCGTCCGAACCGCTCGGCATCGCTGGACGCATTGAGATCCTCAAGCGCCGTGAACTCCAGATCAAGCGCGGCCGGCTTACCCTTGGTCAGCACCGGTTCCGGATTACCCGACTGGTAACAGCGTGGCACTTCATACTGACCAGTATAGCCATCACCATAAGCCGAGATGCCGCGGACCAGCAGAGCATAGGCGGTCACTTCCTGCCCCTGGCTCAGTCCCATTGCCTTGAAACCAGCCGTGCCCGAACCTGCGGCGGTCGTGGTGATTTCCACGTCATTGAGCGCCTTGGCATATTGCTCGAGCGTCATATCCCACAGCGACAGGCGGATCATCAGATCCTCTTCGGTGCGCCAGGCCTTTACCGGCCCGGTTGAGCCAACCGGCCGCGCCTTTTCCAAACTCTGGCTGTGCGCAACCGTCACCCCATCGTCGGAATAGTTGCGATCGCCATTGGTGCCGACCTTGATCCAGTTGCCAGCAGGCGCAGCATCGATCAGCGGAAACGCCTCACCGACCGGAGCAAGCCAGAGCGTATAGGGCGCTCCGATAATTTCATAGGGTTCCATCTTATACCTCCTCTAGTGAATGAAAAACCTGGAATGACTGGATAGCGCGCGGCCATGCGGTGAGCGGATCGCGTCCGATCGAGAAGCCGCCTGCATGGCGCACCCAATGGATCAATACGCCCGCATGGACACTGCGCCGTGCCCGCCGCAGCGCGGTTGCCGCGATCCGACTCAATGCCGCCGCAGAACCGGGCGTGGGACCATAGGAAAACAGGTCAAAACGCTGTGTGTCGGCTTCCAGAAAACTGCCTTCGGTCAGCGATGTCCCGCCCGATGGCGCAATGACAAGGGCATCACGCGGCATAAATTCGGCCTGGTCGGTTGGCAGTTCGCCGCCAAAGATACGATTCCCGGCAAGGTCGGTGACGCTGGCTTCGGCAGCAAGCAGGGCAACAAGAGCAGCTACAATATCAGCCATTGCTCTGTCCCCCGCGATAGGATTTGCGGATGCGTCCGGCGAGCAGCGGATATTGCACGTCGGCTGCGGGTCGCAGATAGGGATTTTTCGGAATTGTCACAGACTGCGCGAACACAACCCCGCCGTCCGGCTGGGGGATTGCCAGCGCCTTGGCCCTTTTGGGAACGATCACACCGCCCAACTCGTGGATCAGCGCATAGACAACATCGCGCACGCCCCAGACACCCTTCACACCATCAGCAATCGGTTCGGCATAGTCGATGACATCAATGCCGCCCTCCAGGACGCCGGTGCGGTTTTTCCAGCCATGACTGCCCTTTGCCTGAGTGACGCAGGCCGCCATGGTCCGGTTGACGCCGTCCTTCTGAGCCGCGCGCATCTTTGCGGTCACCTGCTTGCCTCGCCAGACAAGTGATTTACGGGCCATCAGCCGATCCTCCGCAAATTGGCTTCGCGGTGCGTATGCTTGTGCTGAAGTGATCCCTCGACCTTCAGCCGCCCGAAATGGATGACATCCCCGCCACGATTCGTAACGGACACCAGCTCATCCTCGGGTCGCAGATCGGCACCAAGCGCAAACAGGCCGCGCACATCTTCGATCAATGCGGACCGCTCGTCTCCAACCACCTCCCGGCCGGATGTCGACCAGACAAAACAGGGCAACGGTTCGCCGATAGGCTGAAAATCAGGCTCTACCGGATTATTCCAGCCATCGGTTCCCGCTGCCTGGTTGCGTTCGACCTGTGCCCGCATGGTGAGCCGCCCGGCGATCATGTCTGCCACCGGTATTTGACCCAATCCCAAGCCAGCCATCCGATCGACAGCAGGATGAACAGCCAGGGAAGTATGATGATGGCCAGCGCAAGGACTGTTTCCCATCTCCCTACTGTAAATTTCCAAGGATTCCCGAGCAGGCAAAATGCGCCAAAGCTCAACGCTGCCCATGATATCAGCAGGACCAGAGCCAGATCGCTCATGCCATCACCATCGACTGGCGCGAAACCAGTCCTTCGAAAATCGCTTCCCGGTCCGCCGCCATGTCCCCCGACAGCGTGAAAGAATAATCGCCGGCCTTCTCGCTTTTCAGCCCGCCGCGATATGTGAGGTCCAGCTGGATCAGCTTGATCGTCGCTTCCTCGCGCGCCGCCGCTTCGCCGATCGGCGTATAGGTGACGCGGACCATCGGCGCCCAATAGCTCCGCCCGTTCGGCCCGCTGGCCAGCCGTTGCAGCGTGCGTCCGCCATGCAATATCGCATAATCCCCGGCAGCCAGCGTGATCTCCGCAGAGGCATCTCCGCTATTGCCAGGATCAATCTCGACAATCGCGACTGGCTCGCCGCTGTTGATTGGTCGCATCATGCGATGGGTTCGCCGGAAGCGCGAGTCCGGATCGGCCGGATCGCCCAGCGTCACTTCAATCTCGCCCGCCACGCCAAAGCGCGCGTCGAGTTCGGCGGCGATCCCGTCGATCATCGCCTGCAGCTCGCCATCGGACAGATCGCTGCCCGTGCGTTCCTTGACCCGGTCGAGCAGCGCCATTTTGGATTACTGCGCGTCGGTAGGTGCCGCCGGGGGCAGTAGCGTTTTTGCAGCGGCAATCGCAGCGGCAAAGTCAAAAGCCGGAGGCATACCTTTGAGCTTCGTGGCGAGCTCGTCTGTCAGGGAAGCAAAAGCCTCGACTGTGCCGACACCCTGCTCAGCCAGCTTCTTCGCAGTAGCGGCGCCGATGCCGCCAATGTCTGTCAGCTCGGGCGGCTTGGGAGGATCGCCTTTGCCATCACCGGACTTCTGCTCCTTGTCGGAGCCACCCTTTTTCTCCTTGTTCGGGCTGGGCTTGTTTTCTTTCTGGCCGCTTCCCGACTTCGCTTTTTTCAGCTTGCCGTCGACCAGGCCAAAACGCTCGGCCGCACTATCGGGAATCATGTCACCGGGTGTGCAGTAAAGCGTTGCCGCTTTTTCGTGTCCCGCCTCCACCAATGCCGTTTTACCGGCGTTCAAATAAAGTCGTTGTTTCGCGATCTGCATATTCAATTTCCTTTCTCTTTTTGGAGTGACCGAAAGCCTATTCAGCCTTGGCCCACAGCACGTGCAGGAAATCGCCCGTGGTGTCGGTTGTGTCGTTTTCGATGGTGTTGTGCTCGCCTGGGGTGATCGAGAATTCGGCCGTCCGGTCCACCCGCGTAGGCGGGTCACCGTCCGTCACATGCTCAACCGAAAGCAAAGTATCGCCAGGCGCGAGATCGCCGTGGACTACATGCTCGCCAACCACGCCGCCCGGTATCAGGCAACAGCCGACCGCGCGCGAAAATCCGGAAATCGTACCCATGTTCAATTCTCCTTATGTCAATGGCCGGACACGCAGGTCTCTTGGCGTAAAGACCCTGATGCGCACCCGGCCATCTTCGCCCCGCTCCCCCAAGCTTAAATGCCGGTGACCTCGCAGAAAGCGGCTGGACGGAAAAATATGAGGGCGAGGCGGGTGTCGCCGCGCACCGTGCGCTTGCCTTCGGTGAACTGGGTGCCGACAAAGCCGATCAGGATATCCACGCCCTTGCGTTCGAACAGGCTGACCCAGGCAGGCTGGAACGAGCCGGTGTAGCCGGTGCCTGCGCCTTGCGCGTCCTGCTGCACAACCGGCAGGCCCCACAGCCGCTCCGGTCCTGCCTCGCTCGGGCTTCCCCAGATATAAATGCCGTCCGCGGTGCGCAGCAGCCGGATGTCCTGCCAGTCCTCCGGATGCATAACATGATGCGTCGGCACGGCGCGGCCAGTGACGCGAATCTTGGTCATTGCCTTGAAGAAGGCGTCGGGCACCGGGTCCACACCCTTCGCCTGGGTCTGGATGCCCACAAGATTGGCCAGGCCGCGCAGGTTGGGAGCGGTGCCATTGCCGACCAGGCATTGCCCGTCCAGCCGCTGGCGCAATCCAAAGGTCAATCGGCTGTTGATATAGCCTTCCATCATCGGGACATCTTCCAGCTGTTCGTCAGTCACCGGCACGCTGTCGGTGATTTTCTGAACCGGTGACGTTCTTTCGGTGAATGCGAAACTGGATTCCGCATAGGCTCCGCCTTCGGCAGTTTCCGCAGCCGCATGGGTTCGCAGGGTCTCCTCCATATAGGGGATTGCCGCCTGGCCGGTCCGGAACATCGGGATGATGTCGAGCAGCTGGATCGGGCGCGAAACCGCCTCGGTGAAACCGGGAAGGCGGATGCTTTCGGGAGCATAGCCGGCGCCCGTTTCCAGCAGAGCTTTTGAGCCGAGAGTGTCATAGGCCGCGCCCTTGGCCAGCACGTCGGACGCCCAGACATCATCATAGCTGAATGCGATACCGCCGCCCGCGCCCTTTGCCGCCCAATCCTGATAGCTTTTCTCCTCGGCCACCATTTCGCCAAGCGATTTGATCCGCTCGCGCTCGGACGGGTAGTTGCCCTTGCCGCCTGGGAATTTGAACTGCCGCGGCGCCGCCTTCTCGCGATCGGCATGCTCCAGCGCAGCCTTCTCGGCGCCTTCAATCGTTTCGGCATGTTGGGCCAGTGCATCGGCCTCGTCATTCAGGGCCTTGACCTTTTCGGCAACCGCGACCCCGCCCTTGACGTTATCGCCCAGGCAGGTGACCTTGCTGAAATCATATTGCCCGTCACCGGTATTCGCCTGCTCGAAAATCTTGCCCAGTTCGTCCTGCTTGACGCCCAGCTTTTCGCGCGCCTGCTTGGCGGTCAAATTCTTCACTTCATCCATTGATCGAAACTCCTGCATGTCCCTTGTTGATATCCAGGCTATATGGGCGCAGCTTTCGCCCGACCGCGCCCCGGACCTGTGTCCGGGACTGATCAAATGATGATGAGGAAATCGCGACTAGCAGGTGCGAACAATCGACCCGGCGCGCCAGGGCAGGATAAACGAAAAAGCGCCGTGATGGCAATCATCACGACGCGGTCGGCAGAAAACATGCCGTATTTCGGTTTTAAGAGGGTCTAAGAGGTGGGGTGAGCCGGTTCTTGCTGGTCACATAGCCAAAAGACTTCTCTCGCGCCATTCTTAGCCGGTTTCGATCGCTACACGAGCCAAAAGTTGGTCCTAAAACAAATCGGCAGAATGCGCCCTAATTGCGGATATTGGCTCCTCCATTACCATCTCTCCACTACCGAGCAACAGAACGCTTCGCTCAATGTTCAAATCCAGCGCAGTCGGAGGTCTGATGCACACAGCCCATGGGGATGCCAGCCAGGGCTTTCATTGTTGCGTTGGCGGGTCTTGTGTGGCTAGGGTTACGCCTCGAGAATTAAACGAAGGGCCGCAATGTGATGTTTTCAATTTTCGCTTCCGTTGCTCTTGTGCTCGTCGGATTGTTTCTCGCATGCATCGGTTGGTTAGCGATCATGCGGTTTCGCCTCGAGCCGGAACTCATTACGCGCGAGGCTGCGCGAGGGGGTTGGGTTTCGCTATTAGTCGGACTTGCGGCGATCGTCTTCGGTATGGCGTCTCGGCGCGGTATGAGCCGCAATGCGATTATTTCTTACTGGTGTTCAAAAGGCGTGGAGAGCGAATGACTTTATTTGATGATGGCGAAGAGGCTGTGCCGAAACCCCCACTAACCGTAGAGATTTTGCAGAGCGAGGCTGCAAAGTTTGCCGAGATAGAAAGCATTTACGGAGAGCCGACTCTATACGGCGTCACCGATGGGAAAGCGGTCGGTACATATCTGGAACACAAATTTCGGGTTCACCTAGAGGAAACCTATGAATTTGAGTTGGGAAACTCTGCATCGGGAATCGACTTTCCCAGTCTCAACATCGACATGAAGGTCACTAGCGTCAGACAGCCGCAATCGTCTTGTCCGTACAAGTCGGCGCGGCAGAAGGTTTATGGCTTGGGCTATGGGCTTCTGGTATTCGTTTACGAAAAAGCGGACGACGACGAAAGGCGGACTGGTTGTCTCAACATGCGCCATACTGTTTTCGTAGAGAAAGAACGCACCGCTGATTTTCAAATGACACGCGGCATTTTGGAGATTTTGGAGAGGGACGGAAATGCCGACGATTTGACGGCGTTTTTCCAAGATAAAAACCTGCCTGTCGATGAGATTGAAGCCAACAGCATAGCCGATGCGATTTTGGCAAAACCGCCACTGCAAGGCTACCTGACCATTTCCAACGCCCTCCAATGGCGGCTCCAATATGGGCGGGTCATATCGAAGGCGGGCGAAGTTGAAGGCATCCATAGGGTCAGATGATGAGAGAAACGAAAGACGCAAAAAAATGGGAGTTTGGAGATTTCCAAACTCCCCCCGTCTTGGCGAGCGATGCGCTCGAACATTTAAAGCGAGCCTATCCTGATTTCAGCCCACAAACGATTATCGAACCGACGTGCGGAGTAGGGAGCTTTCTGATTGCGGCCGCAGATGCTTTCCCAAGCGCGGAAACAGTAATCGGTGTCGAGATTGAAGATAGCTACCTATCGACGCTCAACGATAAAATCGCGAAGCGTAGCGACCAATCACGGTTCGATATTCGTCAGCAAGATTTTTTCGCCACAGATTGGTCGAAGCAAATAGCGCAAACCAAAGAACCTATTCTCATTGTCGGCAATCCGCCGTGGGTTACTAGCTCTGACATTGGTCGGCTCAAAGGCTCGAACCTCCCTGAAAAATCCAACTTCCAAAAATACACAGGTTTCGAGGCAGTCACGGGAAAATCAAATTTCGATATTTCGGAATGGATGCTGCTGCGCCATTTGGAATGGCTTGCGAATACCAGTGGCTCTATCGCCATGCTCTGCAAAACAGCCGTGGCGAGAAAAATCCTGCGCTCCGTTTGGAAGAACGGGCAATTCGATTTCGAGAGCCGTATCGTCAAGATTAACGCCCTCAAGCATTTCGGCGCGGCAGTCGATGCCTGCTTCTTTGTGCTTCAAAAAGCGAGGGACACGACGGCTACAGGCTGCCTCATTTTTGATGATTTCAAAGACGAAAATCCAAGCGGTACGTTCGGTTTCCATGGCGGCATGATGCTTGCTGATGTGCCGGCATTCACTCGTCAAAAAGAGCTTCTTGGTAACGACGCCAATTATGTCTGGCGTTCGGGCATAAAGCATGACTGCTCGAAGGTGATGGAGTTGAAAAAGGACGGAGAGGCTCTCCGCAATGGTCTGGGCGAAAGCGTGGAAATTGAGGACCATTATCTGTTCCCACTATTGAAAAGTTCCGACTTAGGAAACGCTCGCTTGCTCAACGCCCGCCACGTCGCGGTCGTCACGCAACGGAAGGTTGGACAACCAACCGAAACAATACGCGACCACGCCCCCCGCACATGGTCATACCTGAACCGCCACGGAGAGCTTCTCGATAAGCGTGGCAGCGTCATATATCGAAACAAGCCTCGGTTTTCTATTTTCGGGGTGGGGGATTACACCTTCACTCCTTGGAAAATAGCCATTTCAGGTTTCTATAAATCCCTCCAATTTCAGGAGATTTCGCCAATCAATGATTGCCCTGTCGTTTTCGATGATACAGTCTACTTTCTAAACGCTCACTCGAAAGCCGAATCTGCGTTCCTATCCGCCATACTCAACAGCGAACCCGCGCACGAGTTTCTCGAATCAATGGTTTTCTGGGCGGATAAGCGACCTATTACAGTCGATCTTTTGAAGCGACTACACATAGGTAAGCTGGCGAAAATTCTTGGTCGTGAGGCAGAATATGAGAGTTTCGTTCGAGAGCGCGATGTTCAACAATCCAGTAAAGCTCCCAGACAGCTAGAGGCGATGCTTTAACCCATCTTTGGCGGCTCGATGTCGAGGGTGCATTACCGATCAACAGCCCAAATGACGCTTCGATTGTCGCCGCAGGTATTCGGCAACTGCTGTATCGGTGGACAGATCGAGATCCTTTTCTGCCGCCACGATAGGCTCCAGTGCATCACCGATTGCACGGTGGATTTCACTCAGCTGCTTCACACCGGTTGCCGACAGCGCGGACAGATCCTTTTCAAGCGCGCTTTCCAATTCGCTCAGACTGCCAATCAGCCTGGCAAAATGATCTTCCTTTAGCGCCGCGCTCTTGATCGCGATCGTGCTGGTACCGACACCGGCCCCACGCACCACTGTCGAAACCTCATCAACCAGCAGCCGCTTGAGCACCCGCACCTGTTGCTTGCCGGAAAAGCGATATTCAAATTCCTGCGCATCATAGCCGTAGGACCATTCCTGGACTGGCTGACCCCGGTCCAGGTCGAATTTCAGCGCTGCATGCCATTCACGGCCAGCCTGCGTTTCCAGATTTAGGTTCAGTTCCGCATAGGCAGCCTCGCCGTCGTCATAGACCCTCGCCTTGCCATAGGGCATCCCGCCACGATTATGCGCGGATAGGATGGGAACCCACTGGCCTTTGCCATCCGGCCCGTTGAACGCGCCCGCCTGATAGGTATCGCCATCACTGTCGATCTCCGCAAGAATGGCGATCCGGGCAAGTCCGGTGCCGCTATCGTCCATATTTTCAATCATCAGCTGCTTGGTCTGCATCATTCGTCCTCCTGGAAATGGGGCGCAAAGCTCAGCGTCCCGTTGGGATGTTCGGCTGCGGCGAGTGCGTCGGCTTCGGCGGCCGATACGATCGAGCCGTCGCGCGCAATATGGCTATCGAGTGACCGGCCCGGCCCGAGCCTGCCGTCAAATATGATAAACTGCTGGACACCGCCCGCCTTGGCGCGCTCGATGGTCGAGATATTTTGCGCATATTTGGTTTCCGTCCGCGCAATGATCCGCGCCCGCGTTTCCGCGCTCTGCCAGTGACCGCCCTCGACATAGCCGGCAATACGGTTAGCCAGGGCCTGTGCGCCTTCACCTTCCGCTCTGCCTTCGGCCAGTGCAGTGAACATCGCCTTGCGCGACTGCCCGTCGATATCGACCATCCCGGCCCGGCGACCACCCGCCGCGACAATCGACCGCGCGACCGGGTCGGGCAGCGACGCGCCCAACCCTGCACGTTCGGCCGCTTCGGACATGGCCTTGGCAACTTCCAGATATTGCGCTTCATAGGCGCGGCGCAGCTCGCCGGTCCATTTGGCGATTCCCAGCTTCTCCAGGATCTGCGCAACCAGCAGATCTTCTTCCTTCGTGCCGAGTGATTTGCCTTCCTGCTCGCTGATCAGCTCGCGCGCTGTTTCACCTGCTGCTTTGCCAAACCGGACAAAGAGGGCCTTCAGAGGCTTCTCAAAAGCAGTTTCCAGCCCTCTTTCCTGCCGCTGAAGCATCAGCACATATTTCTCGCCGCGCCGCATGGCATCCCGGCTCGCGCGCGCCTTGGCGCCGACCGACTTGCTCTCCTCCTTTTCCGGTGTCGGCAAAGCGCGCGGCGGCTCGCCGGCCGGGACTTCGATCAACGAGATCGGCCGCAGGTAGATCCGGTGGCTGTCGTCCACATCCAGGCCCGCTGCCTCGCGCGCCTCGTAAACCTGCACCCACCCACCAATGACCCG